TGAAAAATGAAACTAAAATCAATCATACTCGAACAAGAAGTTGACTTAGAACTCAATAAGGCGTTCGATCAAGAAATGGCTAAGTTAAAAACGGCCATGACTAAAATATCATCGGATGTCCAAGTTGACATGAAAGACAATGACGAAATTCAGAAGGCATTGAAAGATGCACCACCTGAATTAATCAAGATGGTTTCAGATAGTGTAAAAAGACGAAACAACGTCTTGAAAGAAAATGGTGGTAAGAAAACAGATGAATCTACTCGTTTGAATGAGGAAGTGGTAACCTTAGTCAGTGTTATCCTTGCGTTACCGAAGATCATAGAACTAATTGGTAAGTTTGTTAAAGCGGTAACAATAAAGGTTGGTGGTAAAAATGTTGTTGGTCAAAAGATAGAGAAGTTTGGTCATGATATGTATGAGATGTATGAAGAACTTTTGATGACTATTATGAAGGCATCTTTGTTCAAGATACCACCGTTTAATACGGCAGGGGAGGCAAAACAGAAAAAGATCGTCAAACTGATACTTGTTGCAATCGTAATAAGTCTTGCAGTGTATAGTGGAGTTACCGCAGTCAATGCACTAAAATCTGGTGAGGCGTGGAAGGCGTCCTATGAAGGTATTCTTGCCGCCGTCAAGTCTGGTGAAAACAGTGTTAAGGAATTTCTTGGTTCTGCGATCTCAAAAATCATAACAACGGGTGTGTTTAACATCTAAATTGATACCGAAAAATAATCTTCTAAAAGGGGTGACTAATGTCACCCTTTTTGTTTTCCAGAAGATATTTATATCAAAATGGAAAGGGTAATGGAAAATATACAAGTATTAGAGATAGTCGTATCAAGTATGGTAACCTTATTGGGTGTTTTCCTATCTTGGTTCTTAAAATACAAATACGGCGAATACAAACATAAGAAGATTACAAAAGAGATTTCAGAATCAAAACTGATACAAACTGTATTAGAACAACAACTTGAAGAGTATGGATGTCAACGTGCATTCATTCTTCAACGTCATAATGGTGGAAAATATGGAACGGGGAAATCCATGACTAAACTCTCCACCACTTATGAAGCCCTTGAAGAAGGGGTATCTACGGAGTTCAAAGAATATCAGAATCTACCAATGTCATTATATTCTGGCTTAGTGGATTCGGCATCCAACAACAAAGCAATATTTCCACTAGTAGATGACATAGATGATTTAGTGACCAAGGCGTTTTTCAACCAACGTGGTTCTAAGTCAGCTGTTGTATTTCCTGTTAGAAAAGGAATGGAACTAATGGCGTTGATAGGATTTGAATGGACTCATAAGGCAAAAAATATGGATTCATTTTTATCAGAGGCAGAGGGAGACAGTAAGGTTATAGGAGAGACACTTTCTAAATTATTGTAGGAGCGTATATGACTACGTTTGATGAAGAGGAAATGGATTTTGACAACATTGATGTCAGTGGTTTAGATACAAATGGAATAAAGAAAGGAAGAAAACAGATTAAGAATAAGATCAAGTTTAACTTATCATTAAACCCCGAACAAAAGGAAGTAAAAGCAAAGATTCTACAAGATACAATATCAGTTTTGATTGGTAAAGCCGGATCCGGTAAAACACTTTTGGCTACACAGATTGCGTTAGAGTTTCTATTTTATCGTGAAGTTGAACGTGTTATCATTACAAGACCGACGGTATCGAACGAAGATATTGGATTCTTGCCTGGTAACATAAAAGAGAAAATGGATCCTTGGGTTTCACCAATACAGTCAAACATGACAATGTTGTATGGTAAGCAAAAGATAGAGAAACTTCTATCTGAGGATATTGTTGAGATTGCACCAATTTCATTCATGAGAGGTAGAACATTCGTTAATGCCTGTGTTATCGTAGACGAGGCACAGAACATCACAAAGTCTCAGATGGAAATGATTCTTTCCCGTCTTGGTATCAACTCAAAGATGATTCTTACTGGTGATTTGTCTCAAACAGACTTAAAAAACAAAAAAGATAGTGGTCTCCCATATTTATTTAATATGGCTAATACTGTGCCTGGTCTTGGTGTTTATGAGCTAAAAACAAACCACCGTCACCCAATAGTAGAAGACATATTGAAACACTTTGATGAAATCAACAAATAAGAGAGATAGATGGTAGAAATTCCAATATGGCCCGGTTCATCCAGTTTCGCAACAGGAAGCACTCCATTCGGATTTTACGATACAGATGCTCAGTTTCAAACTGATGCCGATAACGTTGCCGATTGGTGTGCAAAACGTCTTGGTTACCCTCTTGTAGATATTGAACTACAAGACGTTAACTTTTATGCTTGCTTTGAGGAGGCAATATCCGAATATTCAAATCATGTAAACCAATTCAATATTCAACAGAATATGTTGAGTATAATGGGAACACCAACATCTTCTAACTTGACACAACGAAATGTGTCAACAAATATGGGTGGGTTAATTCAGTTGGCAACTGAGTATGGAACAGAGACATTTACGAACGGTAATGTTAGTTTTTACTCTGCGTCTATTGATATTAGTATAGACAAACAAACATACAACCTAAATCAGTTGATTAGAGACGTGTATAAGCCAACAGGATCAATTGAAATCAAAAAGGTATATCATTTCTCACCTCCGGCTTCAATTCGTTTCTATGACCCTTATTTGGGCAACCAGGCTATGTTAGACACATTTGGATTCGGTGCATACTCAACGGGTGTATCTTTCATGTTGATGCCTATGTATGCAGACTTACTACGTGTTCAGGCAATTGAATTCAATGATATGATGAGAAAATCATCTTACTCTTTTGAGATCATCAACAATGAGTTAAGAATATTCCCAATTCCAGTAAGAGATTTTAAGCTTTGGATCGACTATGTTGTTAAAGAAGAAAGAGATAATCCTCTTAAACTTCCTACTGGAACAGTATCTGATATGTCTAATGCACCTTATGATAGAATGCAATATCAACACATAAACTCAGTTGGTCGTCAGTGGGTGTTCAGATATACACTTGCATTGGCAAAAGAAAACTTGGGATACATTCGTGGTAAGTATGGAAGTATTCCAATTCCAAATGGAGAAACAACACTAAATGCTGCTGATCTTCTTTCAGCCGCTGGAACTGAAAAACAAGCACTTGTTGAAGAACTGAGAACAATGTTAGATACAATGACTCGTGCTAAACTTCTTGAAGCAAAAAGAGCAGAAACCGAAAACCTAAATGTATCGTTGAATGCAACTCCTTTGAAGATTTACATAGGATAACAAGATGCCATTATTTCACGGACAACGAGACGCATCACTTGTTAAAAAGTTCAACACAGAACTTATTGTTGACATAATAGACACGGAAGTTGCTTTGTATAAACTTTCATTGGAAGACACGAAAACAAATATGTATGACGAGTCTGACAAGAAAGTATATCACTTACCAATTAAGATACCTGCTCTGATCAATCGCCAAGAACAAACGTTTGAAGGAACGGAGTTTGGTCAAGATTACAATCAACTTGCAGACTTTGGATTCATTCGTGAATACTTGAAGGACTATGATTTGTTCGTTGAAGTTGGTGATGTAATAGAATACAATGGTGAGTATTGGGAAGTTGACTCTATTCTTGAAAACCAATACTTCGGTGGTAAGAATCCCGATTATTCTTTTGCAACGGAACGTTGGGGTCTTAACGTGTCAATTATAGCTAATACACACTTAACACGACGTTCACGTATCCACGTAGAAGATGTTAGGTCTGCACCAAGAATCAATCAGTTTAATGATCTACCAGATAACATTTAATGAAAAACTCATCACCATATCGTAAACCACCAATTAAACGAACAAGAGACGCCTACATCGATGATAGGAATTCTAGACAGAATCCCAGAATTGACTTAGGAGATGCTAGACATACACAAGTCCGTAGAGATAAGGATAAAGTAAGAAGTGTTGGTATTACGTTATATGACATAGACTTTGCGGTCAAGTCATTTATTGACCAATCAATGCAACTTAAAGTTCAAGACAATGGTGAATATATCCCTGTTCCAACTTTGTATGCTAACTCTGAAAAATGGGCATCAATCCAACGTCACGGGTATCTAAAAGACAAAAAAGGAAAGACACTGGTTCCACTGATTACAT